CCCAGCAAACTCAGCAGCTAAAGAAGGATTTTATGTTACTACTGATAGTACGGGTGGTAGTCTAAATGTAAGTGGAAACGCAACAGGAGAATTATATTTAGTAGCATCAGGAATGGTGAGAGGAGCTTCGGCTTCTGGTGATGCACTAGTAGAGATTCTTGATTCAGATGGAACTATTCTTGTATCAGGTGATGCAGTAAGTTTAACTACAGATTATCAACGAGTGAGTGTGAAATATAATATACCTGCCGGAAGTTCACCTGCATCATATAGAGTTAGATTCTGTTCAAATACCCAACACAATATTAATATGTATTGGGATTGCTTGATGTATGATTTTAGAACTGATTCAAATGATAAGATAGATTACATAGATGGAAGTTTGGCTGGAGGTAATGGTTACGAATGGGAAGGAACTACTGACCTATCAAGGTCCAGGCACGTTGCACCTATAGGAGTAATCAGGGGAATCAGTATAAGAAACACTCATGCCTCTCAGGTATTATATGTGGCATTTGACTGTGCTGCAGAAGCAAGTACAGCAGCAATCAAATTAACAGGAAATGATACTACGGAACATGTTTGGTTCCAGAACCCACACCCATTAGATTTCAGAAAGAATGTATCTGTTATTGCTAGTGGTTCAAGCACTGGCTATGAAGGTGTAATTTGGGGTTCAGCATACCCTATCGGATAAACTTTATCAGAGGAAAATAAAATGGTGATGAACACTGAAACAAAAGAGTGGTTAATTACAGCTCAGGAAGATGAAAATATAACCATGCTTGAAAAAGCAGTGGATGGACGGGTTACATTAAAAGACATCACAGATGCCTTGGAAGAGTATAAACGTTTATTCACAGCAGATATTGCATCTCCAGCTGAGATATTAACTTTGTATAGAGCCTTTCCAAATAAGAAAGTATATACTGAAGCTGTTAAAAAACTTGGTTTAGAAGATAATGATAATCAACCAATGGTTCTTGGTGGGCCTGCATCTATTGAAGTAGTAGATAGAGAAGGACATCTTATTACGACTGATGCTTTAAAGAAGGCATTTGGTAAATACATGGAAAACTTTAGAACTAGGAATGCCATGGTACTTCATTCTGATGTACAAGTAGGGTGGGCGTTGCCTGCATATATTAGTAAGTCAGGAAATATCTTTAAGAGTGGGGTAGATGACCAAGGATTATATTTCATTACAGAACTAAGAGATGATACAAAAATCTCTAAGCGAGTTGAAAAACAAATTGATGAGGGCAAACTAAGGTCCTATTCAATTGCAGGAAGTGCTACTAAGACCCAACAAATTGAAAAAGGTATGGAACACTACATGCAAGTAGATGACTTGGAACTAGCTGAAGTAACAGTATGTGAAAAGGGAGTAAACCAAGAAGCAAGTTTTCAGCTTATTAAATCTGAACACGCTGCAAGTACAACTTGTGTAGATGGAAGTTGCTTAGTTCATCTTGAAAAAGCAGAACCTGAAGACTGTGGTTGTGATGGCCCAGGGTTTAAAATTGAACTAATGGAAGATTCTGATGGGACTATTAATTTAAAAGACACTCTAGTAAATTTCATAAAGAAACAAGAAGACCCAATGAACTCAGGGAAGTCATTTGCAACCTTGAACAACATAATAGCAAGAGAACAAATGCATCATCAACTACTTGATGAGCAGGGATTCCCAGGAGAACTGGAAGCAGAAGATGCCCGATACACACCTGTTACGGAATACGACCCAGCAACCCCTTCACCTCCTTGGCTTGTCAACGAGTCAGGACAGGATTTAGGGAACAGGCATGTTGATGATGCTCTCACTAAGCCCGGAAGTAAGAAACAGTTTCAATCAAGTAAGGTTTCTCCTTTAGCTAGACTTCAGAAGTTACTTAAAGCTGATATAAAGAAGCCTGAAAAAATGTTAGATACAGACAATGATGTTGTAGATGACGACAAGGAAACTGAATTAAAGAAACTGGTAATGTTTCAGAAAAGAGCAAACAATAACGCTTGGGCTATAGCGTGGGGTATTGTAAATGATACTGTTCCTGAAGGACACCCTTGGAGTGATGTAAAAAAACCTACTAGCAAGGAAGGAAGGAAAGCCCTAGCTGCAAAGATTGCTGCGGGAGTTTCAGACAACCCTTGGTTTAAGGGATAACGGAAGTATTATGCCAGTATTAACAGGAGATGACATATCCAGAATTAATGACTTCGCTCTTAAACATGGAAAAGAGTGGCAGGTTGTTGATAACTTTGGTGGTGGCATCAGATTAAGATTTAAAGATGGTAAAGCGTATGTGTATCATAAAACCACTAAAAGTTTTGGTGGTTGTGGAAGATGGGAATGGGACTATAAAGATGGGATTAAAGATGACGTGAAAGAAGTAGTGAAAGAACCTGAACAGACACCTGAAGAAGAAGTGGAATCAGAGGAATCAAAGGAATGACCTGTCAAGAAGAATGCTTATGTAAAGACGATTGCTTATGTAAAGAGGAATGTACTTGCGAAGACGAATGCAAAAAGGACGACTGCCAAGAAGATGTCCCCTGCTGTGATGAGGATTGCTGCAAAAGTTAAGACAAATATCACAGATTTTCATAAACTACATTAGGAGGTTTTTTTTGATTAACCATAACAGTTACCAAAAGATTAACTTATTAGAAATCTTATTCGGTGACATTAAAGATAGAATCAAAGAAATTATTAAGACTATAAAAGACAAATTTAGAAAACCTGAGCCAACTCAAACAACCATAGTTGTACATCAGTTTCCAGACTATAATAATATAGAAGAATAGAATCTAAACCGAACCCCCCTGAAATATGGGGGGTTTGCTTTTTGTATACGAAGTGTGCTACACTATCAAGGACAGAACAAAAAACAGATACAAAAAGGATGTGATATAATGGTAATAAATGATATTGCTAAATTCATGACGTGGTGGTTTATAATTGGAGTAATTCTAACAGTGTGTGGATATGGCTAAATGATGGAGTATAAATAAATGTCTAATATAATGGAGTACATAGTTCAGATGAGTCAACAGATGAAAGACTTGGCAGAGGACGGAGATATTAAATTAGATAAAGTTCTTGAACGCATTGAGGACCTAGAACGCCGACTCGCAGAAATCAATAATAAATTGGTATAATAGAGTATGACATTCATTTTGAGTATTATCAAACAAGTTAAATGTCTGTTTATTAAACGAGATTGTGGAAGAATATTAGTTGGTGAACGCTACGAAAAAAGCAGAAAGATATTATTTCGTTGTGGTTCGTGCAATAGATTAGTAGCTAGACATAATATATAAGGAAAACATAATGAAAGACCATGATGAGAAACCATACGTAATATCATTAACTAGGAACGAAGCATTATTTTTAGACGACTCTATGACATTAATGGTAGAGAATACCCCCGAAGCTCAGAATGTCAGACCCCTAAGACCTATTTCTCCTGTAACCAGTGGGGGAGTTCCAGCTCCAATGGAACTAATCCATAAAATTGGTAAAGCCGTTTTATATACTTGTGACCTAGAAAACAAAAATAAGGAGTATAAGATATTCCTTGAAGAATTTGAACTTCTACTTTTACGAGAAGTGTGTTGGACTCACGCAAAATTTGGGGCAGACCTAGTTGGATTTAGTTTAAAGCAGAAAATATACAAGGCCCTTTTGGCAGATGACTTACGAATGGAACAACATATCAATCAGGTCATCTTCAATATGGATAAAGAGTTTTCTGATTCTGATAACCCTAAACAGATAGAGAATAATAAGACAATTAAGATTAATATAAAAAGTGTAGATGACCTTCTTCGTCAAATAAACGAGGAATACAATCTAGATGAAAAAGACATAAGTTAATACATGGAACTATTGGCTATAGTTATAGGTATCTCTACATTATTCCTAGCATGGATTAATTGGAAGATATACCAAGAAACTAAAATTATTCGTAGATTAACTAAAAAAATGGTGGGTATTATTTCAGGAGAATCTTTCTTAAAATAATAGACATAAGAACAAGCGTTCTGATAAGATAAGTATAGGAGTAAGACATGAGTATTAAATGGAATTTAGACGAAGTATATAAAAACATGGAAGAGTCAGGGATTGAAAATGCCAAAGACTTATTGGTAGTTGATGGTAAAATAAATCCCATGACACTTGGAATAGTAATGGCTACTGCTGCAGTAGGAATTAATATAATAACTAATAAGAATTTTAAAGAGTTCCATCAAAGATTAAAAAAACTAGAGATTGTTGGAAGTACATTACTAAAGAAGGAAGAAGATGAGGAAGGGGAAGGGATAAGTCGTAATCCAACACTTCCAGAAATTAAGGCTCATATAGGTTTATCAACTGATTCTCCTGTTATGGATAAAAAAAAGTTCACCTCTCATCTAATGCAAGTTATAGACGGCAGAGTACAGGAATTGATTAAGGTAGAGTTGGACGAGCTTAAAGAAATGGAAACCTCTAATGCCGACACAGAAGGAAAATGAACGAAGGAAACGAATATCTGAACAAAGTAAAAGATACCATAGATATTCAAAACTAGATTCACACATACACGAAGATTCAGTAAACGCTGAATTAATGGAAGGAATGATTGCTTATGGTTATGTTAATTTATGTAAAGCAATTATCAGACATGGGTTGGAGAACGAGGGAATAGAATACATGAAATCAGATGACGCACAATTTTGGACAGCAATATTAAGAAAAGCAATTAAGGAAGACAGGGAATGAACAGAAAGCTATACTACTTTGATGATTGGCGAAAACATCTTCAAGCGTTGGTAGACCATTTTAAAGATGGGGACGATAGCCCATTAACAAAAGAAGAAATTATAGAGATTTCTAATTTCATAAAAACCCAGCTTATCATTCAAGAAACCAAACACACTTTCCCTTCCAGAGAATAGTTTTTTTAAAAACTTGACAAACATCAAAACTACCTTTATTATACTTTATACATTAGTGTTTTACTGATGTGACAGAACAAATAAAAAAGAAGGTAGATATGTCAGGACATAGTTATTCAGATGAATGCCCCAACTGTGCAAGTGGGGACACAAACTTTTATCAAGACCATAAGCCATTTCAACATACACAATTTGATTGTTTATCGTGTGGCACATATTCACAAACTACTATTGCCCAAATGGATTTAACTGATTTAAATCAGGCTAGAAAAGACTTTGGCGATTATGATGATGAGGATTTTATTCCATTAGAAACACAAAAACCACTTAATAAAGAATGGTTTGGTGGATTTATGAAAAGAGAAGATACTCATGAAAAAAGAATTTATGCGATTTCATACGCACATATTCAGAGTATAGATACTGATGTGGAAACAATAAAGAAACTTAGTGATAAGGATTTTATTACACTTGCAGAAGATAGTGGTATGGTGTGGTCGCAATTAGAAATCTTTATTGATGATTTAAATAACCAACAACATGTAGCACTACATAGAGTAATAGAGGTGGCAAAATGACTTATATGGATTTAGATAAATATGTTCCTAGTATGGATATGCTAGATGAATACGAACCAATAGAAGAATGGTTCTGCGATTATTGTAATGTAGACCAAGTTTATATTGGTGGTGGCAGAATGGCATGTGCAAATAATAAATGTGAAAATGTGCTTGGGAAACGAAATGATGGATTTGAACATATGACAGGTAGTTACAAAGATATGTACGAATATGCACATCAAGAACTAGAAGATAGAATGTATCAGTTTGATGTTAATTTACATAACATAATAACTAAACCAATTTTCGTCTGTGTTGATTGTGGCTCTGATGATTTAATGTTTCAAGCATGGGTCAAACAGACTTTCACGAGGGAGTGGGAAACAGATGAATTAATTGATAGGAGTTATGCAAGTTGTAGCAATTGCAAAGACGAGGTTGGCACTATCACAAAAGCAGAGTTCAAAGAATCATTAAAACATTATCCAATTACACGGAATAAACAAGGGGAAATAAAATGAAAAACATTTTCGGCAAAAAACGTAATAAATTACATTTCATAATTAGAAATGGGAAAGAGTCTTCTAAGACTATTTACGAAGAACTTGATAAGAAATCCAAGTATGAAATACTAGAGGATAAATTACAAGATTTAGTAGATGACTTAAAAGACTTAGGGAGTGATTATATGCAAGGTATGTATATTGATATCCTTGATGAGATAGTAAAAGTGGTTACTGATACTAAAACTCAAATGGGTTTAAAAGAGAATACATACTTAGGATTAGAAGAATTTATTGATAACAATATTCCAACTGATGTTATATGGAAAGACAAGATGATTGAACTTGTTACTAAGGCATATGAATTAGGTAGCACAAATTGGGAAGATGAATACTTTTCTCTAAGTTCAAAGGACAGAATAGAAGTTATACATAGAAGGCTAAATGTAGAAATACTTAAGAATAGGGAAAGGTTGGGATTAGATAAAGATGAATAATACACCACAAAGATTTATTGTGTGTGATTTCTGCAACCAAGAAACAAACACACAAGTTAAAGAAATAAATAGTATTATGGCTATAGGACAATTTAATGTATGTAAAGCTTGTTATGAAAATGTACATGAACCATATGAACCACTTATACGAAAGGGGGCGTAATGAAAGGGAAGAAGAAAACTGTTGAAGAATTACATACCATTGAAGAATGGGTAAGACAGGGTAACTATTATTATATGAGGGCATTCAAAGACGGAGTGTTAGACGGATTAGTGAGGGGGCGATTTAATCAAGAAACTCACGATAAGTATAATGAAGACCTAGTACCAAAGGGAGAATACTATAAAGAGGGATATGACTATGGATTAGTATTATACGAAGAAGAAAGGGAAAGCAAAGAATGGATAGAAACAAGAGGGGAATACGTAGCATGTACGGAATGTGGGAAAAGATACACAGAAGACCAAATAAGAAACTCTGACATCTTTCCTGATGAAGATAATATCTGCATGGTATGTAAGAACAAAACAACAGTTCCTAATGAAAAGGGTAAATTGATAACTAAGAAAGCAAAAGAACAAGTCTATGGTAAAACAGGTAGCAAGGATTGGTTTGACTTATAAGTTTACGAAAGATGGATTAAGTAAGTATTCTTTCATACTCACAATCCCCTTGCCCTGTCAAATGGCTTAGGTTCAGAGGTGTCCCTTTTTAGACGATTTATTATAAAAACGGGGTCAAGGAACGAGGGAATGGCGAAAGCGTGGCATATAGCCTTGTATGGCTTCTAAGGGGCAGAGGAATAAACTTACACAAGCTATGAACATAGTGGACCGAAGGAATGAGGGAATGAGGGAATGAAGGAACAAGGGAACAAGGGAATAGCAGGCTTGCCTTCTAGCTGCAGGGGGCCAAGAAAAAATCTTCACCAGCTGATGAGTATAATAGTAAGAAACGCATTAGTTCCTTTCCTCTTTATTTATTAGGTACTTGACAAGGCCCACCCCTACTGATAATGTGAAAGGTGTTAATTAGAGATACGCTTTTATCAGCAACTTTTTAAGAACTAATAAACACTGATTATTAATTTTAGAAAAAGACTTGACACCAATGTTGAGTAGTGCTAATATAAGAATGTATCGGTTAGTTGATGATGTGGTTACTTAATTGAAGGGTGGCGATAGACGGAATGAAGAAAAGGCAGAAGCCAATTCTTAATTCTAGGGAATCATAAACCTCATGGAAGATATGTACACCACTCATCAACGAACTAGACAGAACAAGTATGCGAGGGTTGTCAGGGAGATTAGTAGTTAATGAACTGACCACAGAATGTGTTAATCCAACTACCCATACTTATTTAACAACTTAATATTTATTTGGTAGCCATAAGATTCACGGGGTGGCTTAAATCAGACCTGTTAACAACTATTGCCAAACTTATTTACTAGGGTAAATTCCCAGTTCTAATGCGACTCTTTAAAAAGAAGTGTTGAAAGATACACCTTCCTGAAAAGGAACAGAGTAGCCAAGCGATTAGTATAAACAATGTAATAGTTGGAAGAAGGGGAAGCCAACAGCCCTAATTAATATTCTAAGTGTTGGTGGCTTGATGAAAAGTTAGCTATTGGATTCAAGTTGCGTGGCTGAATTATTCTGCATAGCAGAGGAAAAGGCTTGGTCTACATGAACTGACGGACAAGTGTTTGAGGTCATTATAGGCTAGATGCAACGAGGTTAAATAAACGGGTACGTAAGAACTCGCTCCTCTATGTTGCTTGAATGGTAGGAAACCCGAACCCATTCCGATACCAACACTTTATTTTTAGATACTTTCATAAGGTATCTCCTTTAATAAGATGCCCCAGTCCATAGAGCTGGGGTATTTTTTTATCCCCAGATTCCTGCAGCGCAGCTATAGTGATATATCTCTTTCAGCCCCGGACCTGCTGCGGGACAGCCCGGCAGAAATGTGTTATCATACGGGAATGATTAATCAGATATTAAAACAACCAGAGACTGTAGTAGGCATTGTACTGAATGATGTAGGTAATGTTGCTGTGATAAAGCGAAACTGTCCCCCAAATGTGGGAAGATGGGCTTTACCTGCTGGAGAAAGGTGGGAATGGGAAACACCTAAAGCTGCAGTAGAGAGAGAAGTCTATGAGGAAACAGGAATAGTAATGCAAGGAACAGAGCTACTGGTAAAGGAAGGAAGCGTCT